TGCTTAACAACGGGTACGCTCCGCCTCCAGAGCCGCCTCCGTATGTACCCCCACCTCCGGTTTATGTGCCTCCGGAGCCTGTGTATGTACCTCCGGCCCCTATACAGAACGAACCTGTTTATTACGAACCAGAACCTGTCTACGAACCTCCTCCGTATGTGCCTCCACCGCCACCTGCGCCGCCACCTGCGCCTGTTTACAACGTATTCGGTCTTAACTGGGACTCTGGTTCGTCGTTAGCCACTAAACAAGGCTATGTTAGCTCTTTGCTAACAGCAGGTATTACGCCAGATCAGATCAAGGCAAAGATTGCCGAGCTAGATCCGGCAAGTGCAACGCAGGCCAATTACGATTTATTAGGCATACCAAACCCACCTCCGTATGTTCCTCCTATCGAGGAGCCGCCGCCGGTTGTAACGCCTCCTCCGGTAACGCCGCCTGTTGTCGAAACACCTACGGTCACTCCACCACCGCAAGCATTCCCGCTAGAACCCGTTAACAATGTGAGCACACCTATGGCTACAACCTACAATGTCTTTGGGTTGGAATGGGATCCAAATTCCTCGCTCGCAACTAAACAGAGCTACATTCAGTCTCTATTAACTGCTGGCATCACACCAGATCAAATCAAATCAAAGATTGCGGAGTTAGATCCAACTAACGCAAATCAAACTGTTTATGACTTGCTTGGCATACCTACTAGCCAACCTGTTACGCCACCGCCGCCTCCAACTTACGATGTATTTGGAGTGCAATGGAATACCGCAGCACCTTTAGCCACAAAACAAGGCTACATCCAACAGCTTCTTGCATCCGGTAGGTCTAAGGCTGAACTACGCAACTACATCAGGAACGTAGACCCAACTAACGCAACAGACGAAGCATTCGCGGCTCTTGGCTTGCAAGACGCTCCTACTGCCGAGGTGCGTAATCCTTCTCAGGATGCTGTAACGCTAATGGCTGGACAGCTTGGTTTAGGCCTACCTCCTGAATGGCAATACTACACAGGCCAAGACAAAGTTAACTGGTTCAACTCCAAGGGGATAACTGCTGACATGCTCAGGCAGTACAATGTTCCTGAGTTTGATATTCAGCAGGCTATCTCTTACGGGCTAGGACAAACCGGTACGGCAGCGCCTCCGACATGGAAGCTGCCTGCCGGTATGACTCTTCCGAGCGACTGGAATGTTTACACGGGCGCACAAAAGATCGCTTGGTTCAATCAGAACAAGATCACAGCAGACATGCTGCGGTCTATGGGTGTGCCAGAGGCAGACGTTCAGTCATCTATCCAAATGGGGTTGGGGCAAACCGCAACTACGCCAACAACGCCTAGCACGTTTGATCCTAGTCGCTACATGCCTCCGACGTTTAACCTTCCATCGACTAACTTTGTGCCGTTTCAAACGGGTGGCGGTCAAACAAGCCTTGCTGCGCCAACATCGGGGTTCTTTTACAAGACAACGCCAACCCCAGAAGTTCCCTTTCAGTTTCAGTCCGGCGCTGCTGGCTACACAAACCTTCGCCCCATGACGCTAGAGTTTGGCGTTCAACCTGCCGTATCTCAAGTGCAACAGTTTCAGCCTGGTTACTTCAATCAAACCGGTTTACTTAAAAACTACGATTGGGCGAAAACCAATACTCAGTTAGCAGAGCAGGCGGCGCAACAAGCTCAACAGCAAGCCGCGCAAGATGCCAACGTATCCCAAGGCGGAGCGATGGGCGGCAAGATCGTAGGCTTTACAGACTACGAAGAAAAGCCAGATGGTGAGGTTGGTTACGAGAAAGGCGGAAAGATTCGATCGTTGCTTGGGCCTAACCCAGACGGGCCAGACGAAGGCTACGCCAAGCTACAGCGCGGCGAATATGTCATTCGTAGGAAAGCGGTAAACAAGTACGGTGAGGACTTCTTAGAAGCACTTAATGAAGCAAGAATGCCTAAAAACAAACTAAAGAGCCTGCTATGACACAACGATGGGAACGAGCAAAAGCATTACTTGGTGATGAGTTTCTGACGGAAATCTTCGATGAGTTGGAAAAAGACAACATCGAGCGTATCATCAATAGTAATCCTGACGACATTGACTTACGCGAAGAGTCATACGTGGCAATTCGCGCAGTGCGTCAGGTTAAGGCGCGTCTTGAATCTGTTGCCGCCGAAGGCGAGATAGTGAAGAGACGATTTAAGATTTTTAAGTAGAGGTTAGTGTATGGCAAGCAGCAACCCGCAAGGGACTAGCTTAACAGTGGGACAGGCAGCAGATGCCTTCTTGGGTCTAATGAATGGTGGCGAACCTCCTCCGGAGCAAGTTCAAGACCAATCGGAAGAACAAGAGGTTGCGGCCAGTGAATCCGAATATGAGGAAGCAGCAGAGGAAGTTCAGGAAGAGGAACCACGCTTTACGGTGAAAGCCGCGGGTGAAGAGCGTGAAGTGACCCTCTCAGAACTTATCGAGGGCTACCAAAAGGGTACGGATTACCATAAAAAGACTAACGCGCTTGCCGAGCAGCGTAAGGCTGTAGAGGCTGAAAAGGCCGCTGTAGAGCAAGCAAAGCAGGCGAGAGACGCATATTCTCAGCGTTTGCAGGCTATGGATCAGTTCCTAAGCCAACAAATGCGTGGCGAGGATATTGAAAGTTTGAAGGAAACCGACCCGATTGCGTATGCGGTCAAGGTCGCAGAGCAGACTAGGCAAAAAGAGCAGATTCAACAGATTCGTGCTGAACAGCAACGCATTGCAAGAGAGCAACAGGCAGAGCGTGAGGCGCATCTTGAGAAGCACTTAGCCGAAGAAGCGAAAAGGGTAGCCGAGGCGATCCCTGAGTACGCGCACCCCGAAAAGGGTGAGAAGGTTCGCTCTGAACTTCGTAGCTTTGCAAAGAGTATTGGTTACTCGGATGCAGAGTTATCAAATGCAACAGACTCTCGCGCTGTGTTGACGTTGTGGATGGCAAGTCAGTACCAGAAATTGCAAAAGGCCAAGCCTGGTGTAACCAAGAAGGTTGCAGAGGCTCCCAAGATGCTAAAGGCTGGTAATGCCACGGGTAAGACCATAGCAACAGAAGCGGCAAAACAGGATCTTGCGCGACTTAGAAAGACTGGCTCTCGACAAGACGCTGCAAGGGTTTTTGAAAGATTTTTGTAATTAGGAGTTTGAAATGACTGTTCCTTCAGGTACATTCCAGACCTTCACGGCTATCGGTCAGCGTGAAGATCTAACCGATGTTATTTACAACATCAGCCCGACCGAAACACCTATTCTTTCGTCGCTTGCTCGCACCAAAGCAACGGCTGTCTACCACGAGTGGCAGACCGACACGTTGGCAGCAGCAACAACCAACAACGCACAGGTTGAAGGTGACGACGCAACAGCAGCAACCATCAGCCCGACGACTCGTCTCGGTAACTACACACAGATCGTTGCTAAGACGATCCAGGTGTCAGGCACGATGATGGCCGTTGACCTTGCTGGCCGCCGCGCAGAGAAGGCTTATCAACTCTCGAAGGCTTCGCAAGAGCTCAAGCGTGACCAAGAGACCATTCTTGCCGCTAACCAAGGTCGCAGTGCTGGTAACTCGTCCACGGCTCGCAAGTTGGGTTCGCTTTTGTCTTGGCTCAAGACTAACTCGAACTACAACACGACTGACGGTGCTAACCCCACCACCATCGGTGTTTCGACCCGTTCAGACGGTACAACCCGTACCTTTACCGAGGCAATCCTCAAGGATGGCGTCCAGCAGGTTTACACCTCTGGCGGCAGCCCCAAGATCCTCGTTGTTGGCCCTGCACTCAAGCAGACCGTTTCGGCCTTCGCGGGTATCGCAGCGCAGCGTTACATGGCTCCTTCTGACGCACCGACGACTATCATCGGCGCGGCTGATGTGTACCTCAGCGACTTCGGTTCGATCTCTGTAGTTCCGGATCGTTTCGTTCGTAGCCGTGACGCGTTTATCCTTGATCCGGAATACGCAGCAGTTGGTTATCTGCGTCCCTTCCAGACCAACGAGCTTGCCAAGACTGGTGACTCCGAGAAAACTCAGATCCTTGCTGAGTTCACGATGGAGATGCGTAACGAGGCTGCTCACGGTATCTTGGCTGACCTCAAGACAGCGTAACAAAAACTGTGGTAAAAAAGAGGGAGGCGTAACAACCTCCCTTTTTTTATGCTCAAAACTAAATTTCATGCAACCGACGACCAATATGTCTTTGAGCGAACTCAAGACATCACGGATATTGTCGAGCAGAACAAAGCACTCTATAACGCAACAGATGAGCGCGAGCGTTGGGGTGAGTGGACTCGATACGCTCAATTACCCTTTGCGGTGGTTGACGATCTAAACAAACAAGGGATCATGCGAGGCTTTGCTATCGCAGACGAAAAAAAGTTCAGGGCGTGGATGAACGACCCAGAGAACAGACACTTCAGAACTAGACCAGGGAAAGTATGAAAGTAGCCTTTTGTGTTCCATGTCGGGACACGATGATGACGGGGACTGCCTTCGATATGGCTCGACTGGCAGCGTATGACGGGGCAAATAGGTGCGCGACAACAGGAGGGTCTTTCCTCTTGTATACCGCGCCAGGGACTCTTATCTTCAGTCAGAGAGAGTCGTTAGCCAAAGAAGCGTTAGCAGATGGTGCTGAGTACATTCTTTGGGTGGACTCAGATATGAGGTTCCCCAAGAACACGTTAGAACGACTGTTAGCACACGGACAAAAGATCGTCGGGGTGAATGCAGTCACGAGGCGTAAACCCGTTCTACCGACAGCGATCAACTTTCACGAGGATAAAGAGATCTTCGAGAAGATTGAGAGTCGAGGTAAAAAAGGTATCGAAGAGGTGACCGCTGTAGGCTTTGGGGTTGTGCTAACCCATAAGTCTGTGTTTGAGGCTATGCCGCAGCCTTGGTTTGATGTAGTATGGGGGGCGGGTGGTCTAATTGGCGAAGATGTGCATTTTTGCGTGAAAGCCTTAGACCACGGGATAAAGACTTTCGTGGATCACGAATTGAGCCTCGAAATAGGACACATCGGGACGCACGAATACCGGTGGAGCGATGTCGAATATGGCCCTAAGCACTTACAGCGATCTACAGACAACGATAGCTAACTATCTCTCGCGAGATGATCTTACTTCCGCGATCCCTGACTTCATCCAACTCGCAGAGATTCGACTCCGTAGAGATCTACGCTTGCGGCAAATGCTTACGCAAACATCGGTTACGGCGACCGGTGGAGTTGCGACAATTAACATCCCTAGCGACTTCCTGCAAGCAAGGGATGTGTACGTTGACTCTGACCCCGACTTCCCTATTACGTTCGCAACGCCGAACATCTTTATTCGGAACGGTAGGACGAACGAAAGTGGTGTACCGGCTTTCTACACCATCCTTGGGTCTACGATTCAACTTGCACCAATTCCTGACAGCACTTACACAATCAAGATCCTCTACTACGCCGCGCCTGCGTTTCTTTCTACAGGCAATACGTCAAATCTCTGGCTTACGACCTGTCCGGACGCACTTCTCTACGCGTCACTAGGAGAGGCAGAACCTTACCTGATGAACGATCCCAGGCTACAAACCTGGGGTACGCTTTATGATCGCGCGATCTTCTCGCTAACAAGGTCT